CTCTACGAGAGCAGCCACATAGGGCAAGCGCACTCCTCGATCACTAAGGTCAGCAAGCTAAAATCGCTCGTCAAGCTAGCCGAGAAGCAAGATCCAGACATCAGAGAAAGAGGGCTCGCAATGGCCACACTCAGAATCGACCGCCAATATGCCCGTGAGGTTGTGCGCCGCCTGGAGACCCCCGTGCTTCCGGCAGCGACCTTCATAGAACAGCTCACACTTGGCTTCAGCACCCAGTACCTTAGCTGGTGCCAGGCGGTAGAGTGGGACCCATACTGCACCTTCTCCGCTAGGATCTTCCTCATAGCTCACACCTGGGGCCTGGGGCACATTATTCCTAGAGGGCCTTACATCCCAAGCGTCATAGAGCAGGTGTCCATCCGGACTTCCATCACTGAAGCCGAGGAGGGCCACTCAGTCGTGGTTACTCCGGCTCATGACATTCCTTGCTTGAAGGAAACCCTGGAGGCCAGGCGAGGCCCCTTCTCACTATATGTGGGCTCGAAGACGCCTGATCCTACTCGGACCATTAGGCTTGTGAACTTGGAGGGCCTGGACTTGGCAGGAATAGTCAAGTCTTTGACTGCAATGTTCTCGTGGATAACTTTCAAAGGGAAAGACCCCAACATCATGTGCGCTCTCTCCGCAGAGATGGAGTTGAGGGTTCCGGGGCTAGCCGAGCACTTGGAGATGGCAGGCTCTTTCATCGTGGGAGGAACCATGGAGCACCGCTTCTACACTCGTGGGACTGACATGGGGGCCTGGGCTCTCGGAAGGAGTGTTGTGTCAACTTGGTACAGGATGTCTACAGACAGAGCCACTAGGTTTCAAGACTCTGACAGCAACAGGCTAATCTTCTTCCAGGGAATCTTGCAGCATGTGGTAGCTACACTCAGGGTGGCGCCCATCCAGCACTCTTCCTGCTATGCAGTGGTGAACCTAGACCACTGTTCTTACATGGTGGACGAGTCTGACTACACATGTCCTGTGCCCATCCGGAAGCCCCCTCCAGAAGTTGCTTCCGTTTTCAGGACATCCCCGAGGTCACTGGAGCAAGTGGCCGCCGACCTGAGCTCCAAGGCCAAAGTCATCTCTTTGGGGCTGATGACTCCGAGCACTGATGTTGAAGGGCTGTCTGCTGCACTGGCATCACAAATGGCCAAGATAGTGCAAAAGTACCAACTCGGCAGGTTTGGGGGTGGCACGACTGAGGTCACGCAGGGAGCAATGCGGTCTCCCATTAACATCACTTTGGTCAGGAAGGTCCCCTTACTCACCCTTCTTCGGTCCCTGTTCGTCGCACTCTCGTTCCACCGGTGCCTGGGCCCGTCGTCAGGATATCGTGGTTGTCGTCGGAGGCTTCGTGTCCTCACTTCAAACTCCACTGGGCTGCAGGATGTGGAGGCATTCAGGCAGATACTAGACACGCTGCTGACAGCCGGTAAGATCCTCGAGCTCTCAAGGATCGTGGGGTACCCACCTTCATGGTCTGTTCAGCAGCTGTCCGCCAAGGGTGTCCTGTTTCTGCTGCACGCACTGGAAGTGGCAGCAGACAGTCTCGGAGACAGATCGGATCACGTATCCCTTGTGATGGAGGTCAAAAGACCAGACGCCAGCTTTCTCGGCTTGCACCACTTCTTGAGGTCGTGGTCTCCTCAATACAGGAAAGCACATAGCAAGTCAGATGGCCTGGATCCTCTCGGATACCTTGCCTCTCGGGATGGATATGCCCACCCTCTCAAGGTGTTCATCGTCCCAGAAGTAGACGTGCTCGTTGGGTTGTCCAGATATCTAGACCCTTCCGGAGAGGAGCCAGTTCAGCAGGAAACACTCGTGACGCTTCCACCTCCAGCCCCTCTTGGGCGCAGCGGGGGTGTGCCTCTGCCGGTCGGACTGTTGGGTGACCCTGGAATGACCATTCCCACCCCTGTTGTAGGCAAATCCAGAGCAAACTTCACAGGTTTCGGGATGGACAGCGAAGAAGCCATTGACCTTACTCAAGTGGTGAAGTGGGCCGCTCCGTCCTCAGGAGCGAGGCTCAAATTTGCAGAGATTCTCGCCTACCTTCCGGAGGGACTCGGAGACTTGAAACTAGGGCTATGCCTCGCCGAAGGGGCAGGTTCCGTGTGCAGCCTCCTTTTGCACCTAGCACCCGACATACGGATTGTTTTCAATACCCTAGTGATTTCCCAAAGCATGAGCAAATCAATTGGGGTGGGGTACTGGCCTCCTTCCATTCTGTGCCCATGTCAAGCCAACGGCAGGGTGGTCAATGCTCCCTACGTGAGCAAGTTCTCTGGAGATCTCAGGAAGTCAGGAACCTGGCAGGAACTTGTGGACTTCCTCCGACGAGAGAAAGCACCATTGGATATTTTGACCTGGGACATGGAAGCGTCAGGTGATGACTACAGTTCGGCTCTGCAGAATCTCGTGGGGTGTATTATCACGGAGATGCCCAGAATCTGTGCTATCAAGATTTACATGTACACCGGACCCGAAGTTGCCTGGTTTTTGACCGAGCACCTTCAAACTCTTGGATACTGGGTCCAGCTGATCAAGCCCAACACTTCCAACATTCAGAACTCCGAAGTGTTCGTTTTGGCTCAGAGAACCGGTTACCCTTCTCCGACCATTAGCAGGAACGATATTTCTGAGTGGGCCCAGAGTTTGCTAGACTTGTGTGCTGAGAGAGGTATTCGGTCCTGGGCTGCGACACTGCGAGACAGTGCACAGTGGGCCCTCCAGTACACACCCTGCGCTTTCACGCCTCCTCTGCTCTCTACGATAGCACCCCTGGAGCGAGAGTCAGTTGTTGGGGCGCTCACGTCGATCAGCCAAACTTTGTTGGAGTGGTCGGCCACCTACAGGGACTCAGGCTCCCAGAGAGAGCGAGGGTTTCAGCACCTTCTAGGCTCCAAGAGTAGGGGGGCCGCACTGGCCGTATTCGACTACTATTCAACCATTGCGGCTGTCATCTTGTTTATCGAGACAGACGAAAGGTATCGGGCAGAGGAGAAGCCTCCGCTCTATGACACAGGTCGATGGGACTGGATGGTCTCGATGGCTCCAAAGCTAGCAGGCTTGGCAAAGACTGCTCCGGACAAGTATCACAGGTCCCTCCTACTCAGGAAAGTGGGCCAAATCCTCTCTATGTGGAATAACGTGCAGAACGGCCTTTGCAGACTGGCACTGGGCCTTCTCAAGGAGCTCCTTGATGAGTCGGGGCTCAAGCATCTGGAAGATGCAGTCAGAAAGGGTCTGGACCCGCTGACCCTGGAGGGGTGCACGAACGAGTACCGAGCATCCTGCCCGGCCCCAGAGTTGCTGGCCTGGAGACAACCCCAATGGGACGAAGTGTTCAGGGCTTTGGTTGTGTTCCAAAGGGCAGAAGGATACACCCACAGTGAGATCAACTCACAGGATGACTGGCTGAAAGTCACTGCGGACGCTTATGTCGGGCAGTGTGCGACCGGACGCCCTGGCACTCCGTCTCTGACTGTCGGGATGTCTCACTCCAGGGCCCTTCTTTTGGCTGAGATTGCAAGGTCAAGCGATGTCCTCATTGTCACCTTGAGGGATGAGAAGAGAAAGGATGAGCAAGTGAAGAGTGAGGAGATTCGGCGGTTGTGCTTCCCCACTAGCTTTGGGTCTGTCGAAGTATACCACGTCAAGTAGAAAAACTTCAGAAGTTTTTCTATTTGACACCTTCCCCCCTGCCATGACAAATCAATAGCGGAGGCTGATCACTGTGAGGACTCCCCTCCATGCTCCCACAACTCGCTGTATGTCGGACTGGAGGATCTTTAGCTCCAGAGGGCTAATGCTCCCGCACGGGACGCGGATAGTCTTTATGACCGAAGGCCAACTCATTTCAATTTGCTGATGGCCTGCTGTGGCCTTCCTGTCGACCACCGGGTAAGAGCCGTCCGGCAGCGACCGAGGGTCTCGCTGGCTGCAGAGGAGCTGGTCCACTAGCATCAGCAGAGCAGTGAAAGCCTCCGCTGGTTGAGCCTTGGGCGAAAAACGCCATACACGGAGGGTCGTGAGACCCAAGTACTTGCGGAGATCGAAAGTCTGGCTCTCAGCAGACAGTACACTCTTTCTGTAGTACTGCGTGTATGCCGACTGGGCTCCACGGAGGATTGCGCCGAGAACAGTGTCATTCGGCTCTCGCTTCCAGCCGAGGTCACTCTTCCCTGCTTCCCACAGGAGCTCCACAGCCACTTCGTGGTCAAAAGGCCGTGTAAGGCCCGGAGAGCAGAGGGCTAGCTCCCGGATTTCTGCCCCTTCTGGGCAGGCAACGATGGCATACTCATCGAGTCCCAGCTTCACGGGAATCGAAGTCCCCTCGTCCCAAGACATCAGCCATGCGTTAGAGGGAGTGATCACTAGGCCGCAGAATGAGCTCGGCGCGCAGGCGTTGTCCGAGTCAAGAGCGAGGATCCAGAGCCTCTGGGGAGTCCCCTCAGTGGGGTGGCTTCTCGCGTAGAAAACGGCCCCTTTTGGCTCGGAGCTCATGGCGCACACTGAGGACGAACTAATCACTAAAATTTTCTCTTAACTCTTTCCTCCTTCAGTGAAGGTCCTCTAGCCATCTTCGAGGGACACCACTCTGAGTCGAGCGCTGAACAGCCTAACGTATGTT